AATCACCCCAGTAGAAGATTTTCTAGAAATAGAGACGTTTATGGTTTTGTTTATTGACATCTTTATCTCGTTACATTAGGCGTTACAGTTACGATACCTTCAATAATTCTAGAAGTTGTATTTCCCACAGCTTCGGTGACTTCTACATCGTAGACATATCTTCCAGCGGTTAGGTTTGCAGTCTGTCCGGCTGTTAAAGAAAGAGTTATAGTTCCTGCCACTGTGTTAACAGAAGAAGAAAAAGATATTGAATTAGAAGAAGTATACCATTTTCTCATTTGAGAATTAGCAGTGTATCCTGCTAGATTTAAAATATCGCCGTTCTCGTCGGTCAAATCTAGAGTAACTTCGTATGTAGCGCCTTGGTCTATTACTAGATTAGCTTTTGTTGCCATTACACTGTTAACCTTGTTGTCTTGACTGTTAATGGTGTCACAGCTGTATTAACATATAGTCTTACAGTACCAGCGCTAATATTAGCATTAAATACAACGAATGTGGTGTTAGAACCTATCGTAGCATATTCTGTAGAATAAACGCCAGATCCATCCTGTACCAAAGTTATTTTGGTTGCCATAACTTTGCTGTTAGAAGAATCGTTTACAGCGATAACGTAGTCGGCAGCGGAATAATCAGCTGCAGAAAATGAGTCAATAAGAGTCCAACCTGTAGAAGAAACAGCTGTAGTTATTTTGGATCCGCCAGTTTCCACCCAACTTCCGTTAGCGTTTAGGTAATATTTTCCAGCATTCTGAATAGTTGAGTTGGCAGGAATAATAGCTACGTTGACAGAAGAGTTACCAACAGAAACAACGTTAGCAGTAAATGTGCCGCTAAGAACAGCGTTACCAGAAGTAACGTTATTATTTCCGGTGCTATCAGAAGTTAATACAGCGCCAGAAGTATGATACGCTAATTCGTTTACTCTATTAATAAAGTATTCCCAAGTATTCGTATTGGCGGTATTAGCTACTGTAATTGACATGTATTATTTTCCGTTTTCTACCAGCTGCAGTAAAAGATTCTTAACTTCGTCTATGCTAGACTCAATTTTCTTAATTCTATCTTCATGAGTGGTTACATTTCTCATGATTTCCCTTTGACGTTTATAAGCAGCCAATCCAGTATTATCCACATTTATCAGAGCGCCTGGATTGTTTTTCTGTCTAATGTACTCTTTAGTTTCCATTTATTACACCATTAGGGCTATGCCACGAAGATCGTCAATCTTAGGTACAAAGACTCCGCTTGTACTTAGTAGAACGATTTTGATGGCGAAAGTTTTATAATCAATATATCTAGCGCCAGAGTCATTGTAATACTCAATCTGACCAAAATTAGCAGCGTTAGCAAATGCTCTGTTAACACGAGGACCAGAAATAGTATGAACTTCTCCTGCGCCAGTTCTTGACTCAGTCAAATTAACGTTAGCGCCGCCTGGAGTGTTTGCCAGAGCAATTGCCGAAGAATTAGCAAAAGAGATATAATAATAACTATTTGCTGTTAGTCCACCAATTGCAGTGTTTGATGCTGGTACAGCGTAGTATACCTTATCGCCCACAGTAAATGTAGAATTAGCAGCTTCAAGAGCAATTGTTTCGTTTGTATTGCTTACACCAGTTGTATTAGCTGTAATGTTATACGAAGAATAACCTACAGATGTTGGAAGAGTATAAACAAATTCCTTGAAATCAAAACGATCGATCGGGCTGCAATATAGCTCGGCGCTATCGTTTGTCATTTTTGTCCATGCCTTATCTTGTAGACCTTCTGGATCTGAAGAAGATAGGTATTTGACATAAACTTCAACGTCAGTGTTATATGGACGATATGCTGATAGATATAGTTTCATATCTTCAGAATCCTGACCATCAGCTAGAACAATTGGCTGGCTGATGTAACGACATACAGCGTTACCGTTTCCAGTGTCTTCGCCATAGCTGCTGAAGTTGATTGTGTTATTAAGAATCTTTACGCCTTTTCTTGAAATATCAATAGCTGGCGAAACATACTTCTGAACACAAGTTAGTTCGTTCTTAATAGTTACAGATTTATCTGTTCCTAGAATTCCAGGCTCGTTTGAACGGCTGTAAACAACTCTTTCGTAGTCTAGCATTTCTCTTTCAACATCGAAATCTAGAGCGTTGTAATCTGTATCAACGACTCCTGAATTAGAAGAGCCTTTGAACGAAGTTGTTATTGCTGTGCCAAGAGGAGTAATAGTTGAGAATCTTGGAACAATTGCATGATACGCTTTATTATCAATGGTCGAAATAGTAGCAGTAGCAATCAATGTATTTGAATTTGCTGATGCTTCTGCAGTATTTCCAGCAGTTCTGAATCTGAAGAAACCAATCTTCTGACCAGCCGCAAAAGTTCCAGTAGAACTATCAAGTATCATCTGATTATTTGCGATATCAATTGACTGAAGCGAACCATGAATTAATGCTGGGCTATTAATAATAGCGTTTGAAGAAGCATTAATTACATAAACTTCATCGCCACCAGCGGAAGATGGAATAACCAAAGAGTTAGCCAAAGCGACACCAGTATATGTAATATACTCGTCGTTTTCGTTGTTAAAATATGCCTGACCTGTACCAACAGTAAAGTTAGCAACGTAAAGGTTGAACTTTACGTCCTCTCTTGGTAGAGCTGTCCAAGTTCTGGCGTTTGATGAACGGAATGATTCGCCAGTATATGGATTTAGACCAATCTGCGATTTAGTTGTTACGTCGAAATCGCCAAGCTCTGCAACCCACATTCTATAATCTGGGCTGCTTGATTCTGGTTCTACCCAGAAGGCGTAATCAGTGTTACCAGATAGATAAATTGGCTCGTTGAACGTAAAGGTTGTAGCTACGTTAGCTGTATCAGAAACATTAACATTATTAGCATCGAGACGACCCCAACCATAAATCTTATTGTTGTCTGGTAGCCCAGCGTTCATTCCACAGACAACGACACGAATACCGTCGTTCTGATCTTTAGACTTGAAGAACAGATCAACCTTAGTTGCGAAAACGCCGCTTTCTTGTTGTGGTGATTCTACCTTGAATGACTGAGCGATAGGATCACGGAAATAAGTTGTTGTGTAGTTATAGGCATAGCAAGTTCTTACATCAGGAGTAATAGTTGTGATTGTTGCTTCTTGACTTGTTGTTGTAATATTACTTGCAACATAAGTCCCTGATGCCTTAGAAAGAGCAGCATCGTCGCCGTAAACCAAGCTATCAGTGTCCATAACCATGAATCTTCTCTCACCAACACGGAACTGGTTGGCAGGAATATTGAAGACGCCGAATACGTTACCAAATTGGTCTGAGTAAATTGGATCGCCAAAGTTTGCAGTTCTTTTAACAACAGCGGCTGGATTTGTTGTCTGCGCTGCTGCAGATACTATAGCTGAAGTAGTAATTCCTAGACCAACATTAAGAGTTCCTGCTGCACAATAGGCGTCAACAGGGGTCTCGTCAAAATAACAATACATTCTTGACGAAGGCTTAACGCCAGTAGCAATAAATGCGATTGTCTTAGACTTAATATATGGCTGAACAGCAATATCAGTTAGGAACTTGCCTAGCTCCACAGTATTAGTCATTGGAACATACCAATGAGTTGTTACTAGCTGTTGCCAATAAGTTGTTTGACCTGAATAGATATTACCAGTCTGAGCGTAAACTTGCCATGGTCCGTAATGTGAACCCCAGATGTTACCAGCTTCGCCCAATTCTACGAATGGCTGCATCAAATCTAAAACAGCATCAGCGTTCGGAATCTGAGTTTCATCTTTATTCATATCATAATTTGGATAAAGATTTAGAGTTCCATTCCAAGACCAAATATCTTGGTTGTTGTTTCTAAATTTCGTAGCATATGGCTGTAGAATATATGCTTCGTGAGTGTATGGTCTAGTAACAAGTTTACCAGTTAATGTTACACCAGTGCTTGTGGTATTGTTATATGCTAGATCAATATCGTATTGAGAATATGTTGGACGACCGTGACCGTAACGAACATCAATCGACCATCTGTATCCAGGATCGTCTGCCTGAGCGAACAGGTGAGAAGTCATAGGATCAGCAAATATACCGTTCTTGAAACGATTTAGACCAGCAGCGTCTGGAACCTGGATATTCTGTGTTTTCTGTTCCAACTGGTTTAGAGTTGTATAATATTCTAGTCTCTTAATTCTCTGATCAAGCTGTCCAATATCCTTCATAGTATAAACTCTATTTGAAGTGATAGTGGTTCTTACAGCTAGATCTTTTCTCTTGTAAGTTTCAAGTTCACGAGCATTTAGAGTTGGGAACGGAGCAACGTTAGCTGCTGCGATAACCATAGAATCAATTTCAGGATTTGGATTCTTTGGATCTTCTGAAGGAACGCCTTGAATAACACCAAGCTGACCAGACTGGCTGATAGTGATAAGATCCATACGCCCTAGGAAGTATTCGATATCAGCCTGGAAATTAGAATCAGGCTCTGATAGATATGAGAATGTTCCGCTAATGAATGAGTTAGTTGTGGCTGGATTTACAGTGGCCCCAGCCATAGTGGTTGAACTGTTAGCAGTATTGGCTTTATACGCACGGAAATCTACTGAATCTCTTAGATCGTAAGTAGAGCTTCCAGTTTTATAAGTTGGTATTTCAGCCCAAGAAATAGTTGTATTGTTTACTGCTGAATTTGTAGTTGGATAAGAATCTACAGAGAAGAATCCAATACCGTTGTTTAGATTAGCAGTGAAGTGATCGACTTCGACTGTTAGATATGGAGTTGAAGCAAGATATCCAGTATATTCTGGTCTTAATATAAGAGTTCCGTGATCATAGTAATCATCTTTTTGACCAGAAGACAACACGAAATATCTTGTAATATTTTCGGCTGTTGTATTTGAGTAAGAAGAATTCGTTGAACCCCAAACATTTCTTAACTTGATAACATCAGGAAGACCAAGAATCCATGGCCCTGTAAACCCAGAAGCGTTATTTGCTAGGTTTAGCTTAACATATCTATTTTTATTGACGTCTTTTTTAGCCTGTGTTGCTTGACTTCTTCTCATCTTATACTGAACTGTCATAGCAGTTGTAGATGTAGTCAATGGAAGAGAAGAATTAGCAGAACCAGTGCTAATATCGAAAGTTGTAGAGCTAGTGATATTTACGTAACGACTACCTGGATAAGTTGCATCTAGAGGAACTTCATATCCAACTGGATAGAACTTAGCAACATTTGCAGAAGCATTAGTTACGGTACAATTTGCATTTAAGGTCATAACAGTGCTATTTGTAGAAACAATTCTACGATAATCCACTGTTCCGGAACCACCAGAGAAAATCTTAATATATTCGCCGTTAGCAAAATAAGTTGTTAGATTTGTGCCAGTAAGAGTAGTAGTTGTGCTACTTACACCAAAAGAACCACCAATGTTGATAGTAGTAGCGTTTGCTTTGAATGTTACAATAAATTCATTTTCTAGCGTATCACCAAGTTGGAATGGATAAGACCCTTGATAGCCAAGAGTGTCTGTTCCACCAGCATAAGAAGAATTTGATGTTACAGAAAGAATACCAAGATTTGATAGATTGGCAGTTGATGTTGCTCTGAAATAGAACTCAGAAGCATTAACAGCGCCATTTGAACTTCTAAGAGTTCTTAATGCCTTTTTACCAAATGGGAATACTAGATTAGTTCTACCGCTTTGATTTAGAAACGCAGTTGTAGAAGAGTTAGCAATATCAGCACGGAATTCGCCATATGTATTAATTGACGAATTGGCGATAATAGCTTTGGCGTCGTTCATGAAGCTCTTGCCGCTATTCATTGCAATATCAGTCAAGTAAATACGGTAAGTTGTTCCTGGAAGACCTGGATCGCCTTCATCATGAACGACCTGTTTTACCTTGGCGGTGCCGATCTTAGAACCATTCAAAGTGTAATCTGCTACACCAACAGAGATAGTTGACTGCTGAGTGTCATAAAGATCTACAGTAATGAAGTTAGAAAAGTCAAGCGCACCCATAACTTCATTTGCATATACGAAGTTGCCATAGTTTGTAGTGATTACCTGAGAGTTTGCTTCTCTTGTAGTGATAGCCTTATCGGTGTCAACTTTAAGAGAAGAAATAAAATCTACTCGTTTACCATGAACGTAGCCTGTGCCTGTTGAAACTTCATAGGCAAAAGCGTCTGTGTTTGAGGTGTTGGCTGCATAAGTTGCTTCCACCTGGAATGGTTTGGTTACATAATCACCAGATTCTTCGAAAGTTCTGGTGTTAAGAAAATCACCAAGAACAGAATATGGATCTGATTCTCTGTTTAGAACGATTTCATTGGTGATATTTGAAAATTCGAAAGCAATAAAGAATGATTCGTTATTTGCTACTTCTGTTCTTAGTCTTGAAACCAACGTTGGTGTCAACTTTAGACGATGCGCTCCGGGAGCGTTTTCGTTAGAATAACCAAGGGCGTTATCTAATAGTGATGTGTCTTCGTTTTCTGTTACAATTGATTCAGCTGTCTCGAACCCTACAACATATCCAGAAACGTTTGTACTATAATCACTTACGACTACTGTCTGTTGGTTAACCTTTTGGAAGAAACCTTTTTGGAACACCCAACCATCTTCGATTGTTAATCCATATCCCTTACCAACAGCGTTAACAGAGGTGTTTGTTGAAATAACGTAAATTGAATTGATTAAATTGTTAGCGTCAATAACACCGAGTTTAGATTGATTTTCGTCGTAAATATTAATCAATTCGCCATTAGCGAATGTAGTGTTTCCGTTAATACCAGTGTTTAAGTATTTTAAATGAAAACGATTAGTGTCTGGATAATTAACTTCTAGGCCAGCTGTGGTAACCATAGCCACAGCTCTAACGTTTGAAGACTGACCTACAAGAAGGCACTGATTGTTTACAGAAGTAAATACAGCGTTAGCGTTAGCAGTGAAATTGTCAGCTACACGAACGAAATCGAAACTCTTAATTGTGGTTGGCGCACACCCGTCTACCACGCTACCGTCGCTAAGAATTCTATTACCAAATTTGTCAATTTGGTTTTGGAGCATGGTCTGAACTTGTGTTAGCTCACGAGCCTGAACCGCTACAGTTGGGCGGAAAAGAATTCTATAATACTGCTTATTTTCGTTATAATCGTCGAAATAAGGGGAAGTATTGAAATCAGTTTCTAAAGGCATATTCGGCTAACCCTATCTTATAATTTGATTACCAGTCTAAATGTTTCTGACTGCGTATTTGAACGTTCTGTGTTATTTATGTTCTGCACGTAAAGGGGATATAAATCTTCTACGAAAATATCGCCTCTACTTTCGATGGCTATAGAAGTCACAATCTGATTATTTGTATTTAATATATTTTCACCATCGATAAAATATTTATCACCGACATAATGAACTGTCGAACCGTTAGACCAGACGACAGTTGCTCTAGCTTTGCTGTTTGCTCCAATAATTACGTCTGCATTACTGAAAGTATATGCTGGAGTACAGGTAGATATTTGGATCTGACTGAACGTATTTGAGCTATATCTAGAACCTTTAGATTGATTGTTTGCGATCAACGAGTAAGGATTCTTTATCAAACCAATTTTGTTGTAAACAACATTCGAAGAAATAGTATTAGACTCAGTATTAGCAAAAGTAAAAGAGATAGAAATCCCTTGCATGCCTAATTCTGTTGCTGGATCTCTTCCATGACCACCAGGAGGAGGAACGATCGGATAAACCGTGGCCCCGGAACCATAAGAAGAATTACTTACAACAACTGCATTAGCCCAAGTAATCGAAGAGCCTTTATCAAGAACAACAACGCCAGAAATAGAATTGGTAACAGTGTTTACTGTAGTGTAAGCCGTAGGGTTATTACCAGAAGCAGTGTCGCTCGTAAATAAAATTCTAGGAGAAATTTTATACAGAGAAGCTCCTGCGGTAAGAGCAGTAGTGTTAGCTGCAGAATCAAGAATTACAGTTCTAACGGGACCGTTTACTGTATAGCCAGTAATGTTAAAAATCTGGTATGCATTATTAGAAGAACTGTATAGATAAATGCTGTTATTTACATAATGACCTGGACTGATAGATGCATTAGATTCAATAACGAGAGCTGTTGAATTGGTGATGCCTTGTAAAGTCCCATTATGGTAAGTTTCGTAACCTGCACCAACGTTAGAAACAACCACAGTTTCGATTCCTGAATACGTTAAAGACGCAGCTTGGATTGTGGTGTTTGGATATACAGGAGCGTAGTGGGTTGTAGAGAACCTATCAAAATCTTCTGTAGAAACAGAAGTC